AGATTTGAAACTGTCTAAAGATGCAGAAGGTATGATTGACTTACCCGCTTGTGGCGGTGTTGACCTTCTTGAAGTTGAGTTCGAGTACTTGAGCGACGAAGAAGAATGATCATTCTAAAGCACATTAATAGTGATCTTGTCATACAACCAGGGGATTGGGTTGCACATGTAGAACAACATCCACAAGGTTTATCTTATTCTTACAACCAACCTTACATGAAGTGGTTTACAGAAGAACCAAGAAGGAGTTGGCTAGTTTGCAAACCGAATAATGGAAATGTGTGGAATGAAAGATTGTTAGAACAATACTTGGGAGAAGAGTTTAAGTTATTAGATGAGACCGAAACACTTGATAGTAAGTTCAAACTAACCAACGTGCATTACAGCGAACTAGAATTTGATTTGGTATAATGAATATAACTCATAGCGAGTTCTCCCAATGAAAGGAGGGGTTAGAACAATGTAAAATCGGTTGGACCGGGTATGGTGTCCGGATAAAGACCAACCAAACAGAGAAGAGCTTAGGTGTAGGTCGCATAATCGGAAGCAGAAGCATTGCACTATGATGATGGCGAAAGCTACCATAGGTAGATGATCCCAGAAACGATTCGACGTCTGGTGTGTGACATCTTGTAGGTTCGAATCCTACCCTACACCCCTATACGAACGCAGGTGGCGAAATTGGTAAACGCGAGAGATGCGAGGTGTGAAATCTTGTAGGACAGACGTTAAATGAACACTCTTTTATTAGAGAAGTCGCGTTGGTCTGGCGTGTACGGGCATCCCTATAAAGCCCTATAGTTTAAACTACTTGCAGGTTCGAATCCTGCCCTGCGTTCTCGTAAATAACGAAGAAAGGAGGGTACTAGAATGACGTGCTAAGCACGACCCCTAGGACCCTAGTTTGTTTAACGATGCCAAAATCAGCAGCTAGGGTCCTTTTTCTACTGTTTTCAAATTTCTTCAAAAGCCCGCTTGTGTTTTACCCGATCAGTTATTATATTGGGACTTAGTTGAGACTGGTATTTACGACAACCGAAGCTAAGGAGCATTCAGGATGACCACGGCAAGCAAGAAGTTACAAGCGAAACTGAACAAACCAAAGAAAGGACAAGCACATAACGTTGTAGTTCGTGCATTGGCTGGAACGGGAAAAACATTCACCCAAATCGTTGGTGTTGGTTGGGCGTTCGGTCACGATTGGGAAGAGATTCAAGAGAAGATTGTTGATCGTAAGGGTATGAAGCCTGGTACTGAAATTGTACCTAGTGAGCAGCAACGAGCTATTTGGTCAGCAATGGCTGAAACCAAGAACCCTAAGTCAGTTCTCTATTCTGCTTTCAACAAGTCGATCGTTCAGGAGTTTACCCAAGATTGGGGTTGGATGAATGACTGTTTAAATACCGAACTGATCTTTGCTACCGTCAATTCGCTGGGTTCACGAGCATTGTACAACGTGTATGGTCGGCTCAGTATGGACAATAATAGGGTTGATACCCTTATTGCAGAGCAGTTCCTGGGGAAAGACATCTGGCTAGCCCGCAAATCAGAGAATGAATTCCTTTCTGTTACCCGTAAGCTAATCGACCTAGCCAAGCTCACCCTACTTGGTTGGGAACGTGGTGAGAAGTATGACCCAGAATCGATTGAGGATCAAGAGCTACAGCGGTTGTGTAACCATTATGATCTCTTCCCAGAACAGCCGATACGGTCGTACGATTGTACTCGTTCTATATTGAGCGAATGCATGAAAGTTGATGAGTACCACCAAATCGATTTCAACGACCAAAATTGGCTGCCAGTGATTCACAATCTGTCATTGGTCAAGCATGATCTAGTTCTAGTCGATGAAGCACAAGACCTCCCACGTTGCAAGCAAGAGTTTCTATTGAAGATGTCCAACCGTATGATTTGTGTCGGTGATATTAACCAAGCGATCTATGGATTCGCTGGAGCAGACATACACTCAATACCCCGTATGGAACAACTACTAAAAGTAGACGAACCCCTTAATCTGAATCAAACCCGTCGCTGTGGTAAGCTGATCGTAGCTGAATGCCAGAAGATCGTACCTGACTTTGAAGTCCATGAAGACAATGAGGATGGAGAAGTGGTTCGCACCACTATAGGCAAGTACATCGATCTGGTTGAAGATGGTGACCTATGCTTATGTCGAGTCAACGCACCACTAGTAAGTCAAGCTTTGAGGTTCTTGCGTCTCGGTCGTAAGGCAGTCATACGCGGGCGGGCATTTGGTCAATCACTCATCAACTTCATCAAGAAGCTTAAAGCAGAAGACGTTAACGACTTGCTAGAGCGTCTAGATGATTGGGCAGACAAAGAGACATCGAAAGAGTATCGAAAGAAGAACCCTAGCGATTCTAAGCTCGTGATGATCAGCGATCGGGTAGACTGTATTAGGGTGTTTTGTGAAGAGTTCAATGAGGTTGAAGAAGTAATAGACAACATCAACCTAGTGTTCAACGGAAAGGAATGCCCCGAATGTCACAAACGGTTTAACGAAGATACAGCCCGTTGCCCCATATGTAAGACCGAACCAGACCCATCAAACCCAAGATATCAAACTGGACCAAAGTTGGTACTTCCACAAGGGGTCGTGTTTTCGTCTATACATAAGGCTAAAGGGTTGGAATCTGATAACGTATTCTTACTCGAACCAGAAGGAGCGACAGTACCGCACCCAATGGCAACTACGCCATGGCAGAAAAAACAAGAATCCAACCTTAGGTATGTAGCTCTGTCTAGGTCCAAGAAGAAGTTGGTTTATGTAGGAGACTAATTAACAAGGAAGAAAGGAATGGCAGACACGGACAAGATGTTCAAGCAGTACAAAGCAGGTAGAAGCTTGATTGGTATTGCGAGCAACAATCGTTGCAGCACGACAGAAGTTATCATGGTATTAATTCGAATGGGTGCAAACCCTAGAGTTGTAGATCAGATGATTAAAGAACCTAGAAGTAGGCGAGACGAAGAAAAGGAAGATGTCTATGTGGTGAAAACCCCGTTCCATGAACACACCCCTAATAAGTGTCGACTACTTGCAGGGATGGAAACAACAAACCCAATACTAGTTCCTCATTGTGAGGGATGCCAATGTTATTTAAGAAAGAAGTGAGCTATGCCCAAAGAAACAAAGAAAGACCTAGTTGATCGTTACGAAGCACGTCTTGAAGTTCTTGAACAAACGATTGAAGACTTGGAAGAGGAAGTCAGGGATGAGAAGATTACCAGTAAGGCTATTTCAGAAACTGCTCAAGAATCATATCAAACGATAACTAAGCTAAGACAAGAGAATAAAAAATTAAAATTCAAGCTGGCTAATTCTGAAGACATGCAAACCGCTTTAGAGATTGCTACCGAAACTTTAGGAGCTACAGAAGTTTATAAAAGGGTATTGTGTACAGCTTTAGGGATAGACTTTTATAAGTCATCCTGGGCTAGAGTTCTAACGATGACGCAAGAAGTGATATTCCAGTTCGAAGATCTTCAAGCAGTGAACAAGAAGTTGAAGGAAGAACCAAATGATTGTCGACAAGAACGAGAGCTGGATCGAAGTTGCGAAGGACATGGATGTAGCGAACCCACGACTTGAATTTCGTTGGAAGTTGTGTAATCTAGCCCCTAATTTTCTAACTGATTTCGATCGTTGGTTTGAATTCATGGTTAGCTACTCAGCATACAGAGTAAGTGTGGATAGGTTAGAAAATAACCTGAATAAGTTCAAAGAAAGGAAGCGAGATGTTGGTATTGTCAAGAAAGAAGGGTGAGAGAATCCTAATCGGTGATGATATCTGGATTACCGCAATCGAGATTCGAGGAGACAAAGTGCGTCTTGGAATTGAAGCGGGCGAAGACGTCAAAATTCTACGGGAAGAAGTATACGACGCAATAAGAAGGGAAAGTGAAACAGACAGAGATGAGTGACAGCGAGTACAAATCACCAAAAGAGTTGGTTGATGGGTTTTTCAGCAAGGACGATTTGGACAAGGCAAGAATGTCACCGGATGAAGTTGCCGATTTCATCAAGGGTGCGGAGCGATTCGAGGAAACCGATCCTGTAACGGGATATGCGGCGATCTGCTACCGCAAGGATGATCGGGTGTTGGTTTACGATGTCGTGACCCCTGAAGCCCGATAACGTCAAGGATAACCGGGCGGCGTGATGGAAAGTGACATCGGTGATGAGAGGTTTACCATGTTGAGCACTGTTATGCAGATGTTCGAGTTCATCAGCAGATTATGGCGGAAGAAACCGTTCTATCTGGTTACAGTCATTGAAGATTGCCCGTACTGGGCGAAGATACACACACTTCAGTTTCCAGAGTGTGTGAGTCGTGATGCTGCGATGGCAATGGCAGAGAATTGGAGAAAACACGCGTGCCCGAGTAAAGGTTGGATATGTAGTCGAGTCGAGCGTGAAGTGAGATGGGTTTGGCATTCTATCGAGGGACAAAAGCCGATCGTTCCCAGCAGTTATCAAATAGGTCGGCATACATGTAGGCAACGAGCGACACCCGTAGTTGCGTATTCTACATAGAAACAGGACTTGAGAAAATGAAAGTGAAACTAATCCAGAAACCAACTGAGTATAAATTAGTACTCGACAACGTTGGATGTGGATACTTTAAGATCAGTGAAAGCTGGATGGGGTTAAACAAGTTGGTTCACACAGCTTTTGAAAATCAGTGGATTATCTTAGACATGGATTCTCTCTCAAAAAGCGGTACGCTAGAAGTCCTAAAGCTATCACCCGCTTTAGCCATTAAGATAGAAAAAGGAGAAGAAACTTAGATGATAGACAATCTAAAAGAGAAGAAAGAAATTCTCTTCACAGTTTTGAAAGGGAGCATAAGAAACTGTGAGGGTCTTTGGGATGAGTCTGGGTATCAGGTTGAATGTATCGTTGAAGAAGATGGAGAGGCTGATTGCTTAAGAATGATAGCCTACCCACTTGATTGGCAATACAACGAAAAGCTGTTTCAGAATATAGATATTTACGAATTGCGAGTAGAAGCTTTTCCAAACTGCAAATTTGGATTTTTCTATAACGCTGAAGAAGGCTCTCTACACCTTGGTTGGTATCCGAAAGACAAAGATACGGAGTATTATGCTTTAGACATACTACAAACCAAGAAGGAAGTAGATGTCCAAAACATCTATACAACAGTGATGCAGGATTGAATCGTTGGGCGGAGCACTAGCCCGAATTCAGAGGTGGAGCTTGAATACCTAAGAACCGGGCTAGTGCAATCCAACCAAACAGACGCACTATGTTCCAGTCTTGTTTACAGAATCACCAATGATCCATGCGGATACTGTGGTGATTACCATCTTAACTTGCTCTTCGTCAAGACCTAGAACCTCGTTTGCGGCGACTACGGCTACAGCTAATACTGCTGCGTAGAATCTTCGACTGCCTAGCAAGGCTAATAAACGTTCAGTTAAAGGGGCGTTAGTTGACATGTCAATCTCCTTCAAGTATTTCTGCGTTTAGGTTGGATTGCTTTACGAAGGGGTGAACCGCAGATGCTACCCCAGCGATAGCTAAAAACTCGCAAACTTCAATTGGTACAAAGTACAGCAGGGCAAACCACGCACACGTACACGTAGCACACGTAGGCACAATACCTAACCACTTAATCTTTTCAAACAGTTTGAATGGTCCGTGTGTTTCATGTAAGCAGTAGTTCAAGTAGTAAGCCGCTATTCCTCTGATGATGACATCTGACATTTTCCAAGCTCCTTAACAAACACCGTCATCAACGCGAAGTGTTCAAACGGTATACAGTGTTGTTCCCCTTTGGTCATAACGTATTCAACACCTCTAACCTTACGAATGAATGTTCTTCGTGCTTCTACTAACCGGTCTGAATGGTCTAACGGTTCTCCACCACAATCAGTGCAGCCCATCGTACAACCTCGATATGGCTTCTGCTTTTAACTCAACGACTTCTTCAAAATCATTACAGTAGTTGTCCATGTGGATAAAAGAGGGTCTGTAATGCTGTGCTCCAAAGTAAGGTATCTGTTCTACATCTTCTATACCATTGAACAGAACGTCCCACTCGTCTTGGCTAACCTGGTCGACAACGTACGTTGTACACTCTTCAAGTAAGTTTCGATGAACCACAAAAAAGTTTTCTTGTAAATCCTTATGAGTTAGATACCACTGCATCGATAATGATTGTGGGAACGCCCTTTGTTTACCCTGCAAAATGTCTTCTATATTGAATTCATCATAGGGAAAGATATCACCATGTAAAAACAACGCGTAATCAGTTTTGCACTTAGGTAACACGGCGGGAGGGGTTGAACGTATTCGATCTTTGTAGCTTGATGGTTGAACTTCTTGAGCGGTCAACTCCAAGCTTTTAATTCCGAAATTGCTGACATCCTTATACCTAAATTGTGAAGCCATAGCCCGGTTGAAGTGTAATGGACCTTGAACGTACACAACCTCATCCGCTCGAATGTACTTGTTGATCGCTTTTAATTGTAGCGGCAAGTACGTTGTACGTTCCCCTCCTAAGATGTATGTGGTCAAGCTCATCAGTTGTTTCTCGGTTCAACTCTTACGGTTATTGGAAAGGTAGTAGGTACGCATTGCAAATCGGGATCGTTGCAATCGTTAGTGACTGTCACATCCATGTTCATTTCACGTGGTGGGCAATTACCGTTGGCTGGATAAGGGTAAGAAACACTAGTCATCGCAATTGAAATGTTAGGACAAGGACCTGCAGTACCAATGTCTAAATTCAACACCCAATTGTTTGCTATGCAATTAAGATTACCTAATGCTTCTCTCAAACCATGACTGCAGTTAGCTCTACAGTATGTACAAGGAACCGTACCATCCCCAACACAGTAACGACAATCCGGATCAGCAACGGTATCAGGTATGCAAGTTGGTTGGGGACCTCCAGCACACTCACAAGGGTTGATCGCTATACCATCCCATGTAGGATCAGTACAACTATCAATAATGTATGGTCCTGGTTGCTCTGTTAAGTAGAGACAATCTGAATCAAAGCTATAAGGGACGGTAATACCATCTAAGCAACTACAGATGGGATGAGTGAAGATACCAGAGGGAAGAATGATATCGTAATTGTCAGCACAAGAGTAGAAGCAGTTAGGACAATTAGCAGGGTGTAATGGACAGCAATTGGTAATAACAAATTTACATTCGCAGTTGTAGCAAGCTTCGTAATCTTTACCGTTCTCTAATGTTTGGTCAGTACAGTTGAGAACGTTGATAGTACCAGGTAGTACCACCTCATCAATATTCCACAAGCAGACTAACCCGCTCATGGTACCACCTTCTCCAGGAAGTAGATCTTGGTCTAGTGTTCCTTTTACACACACTCTACCTTTTTTACCTGCACCTCCACCAGCTAAGACCACCCATCGACCATACTTAGTTTTGCTGATGATAACGTAGTCATCAGTTATAACCGTTTCACTTACGTTGTATACAACCTCGTCAGGGTGAGCCAATATGAGAGTACGGTTAGCATGGTCTTTATCAATTTTCCATACTTGGCATTCTGCTCTTCCTGGGGTAGTACCGCTTCTAGCAGGTATACCACCAACAGGTGGAGCAGCTATGTACAGATCATTTCCCAACACCGGCGTAGTCATATTGACCGGACGTATACGTGACTTCTCTTCACGCAAGTACCATTCGTACATACGTTGGAATTTAACACGTTCGGCAGGTGTTAGGACATGTGCGGTAGTCATTTAGGTACCACAACTAATTTGATTCGTACCTCTACAGGAGCAACCAATTCGAACCGATCGAAATCAGAGAGTACCAATTGTTGGCATCCTTGTGGAGGTATTACAATTCCACAAACGTAATCTTGTTTTGATGTTTTGTCACGAACAACCACTATGGACTGTTCGATTTGTTGTTTCTCTTCTTCAGAAGGATTCTTAGCTGGTTTACCCTCTAAGTTCTCAACGATAATCATCGCTATGTCTTTAGGATCAACCCAACCTAAATCAAATTCTGTAGGGGTGTTAGCTTTTAATCTCTTGATTCGGTTGTACACCTGTCGATCATCAAACTCACCTTCCCCTTTCGATTCAAAGGAAAAAGACTTTTCATAGCCAAACGGTTGTTCAGCTCTCTCCATGTGGTGGTACACCTGAAGTTTGGCTGTAAGAATACTCATGGTTAAGCTCGCTTAAGTTAGGCTAGTGTGGTTGGCATGCCTAATAAAAAGAAGTTGTATTCGTCGCTGATTTCAATCTTGGGCAAGTAAGCTATAGTAGCTTCATCAATCGCCGGGTTACCAGCAGCATTCAAATAAGTTCGACCAGGGTTACCATTTTTGTCAATGAATCGGATGTAATCCGTTGGGTCTGTACTAGGCTGACTCACCCCAGCTACGTTAACCCACAGACCAGAAGTTTCGTCCCATTGACCATCAAGCACCATTTCACTTTCTTGTGGAACGTCACTTAAATCAAATGTGTCTATATCGATATCGTATTCAAACGTGGTTGGATAGTAATAGAAACAAGTTGCGTATAGACGTCGTTCCCAACTAATGTTATCTAAACGAATCGTGCGAGGGTCTAACCCCCACATACTTAACTCGTTGACTGAATTGTGAGCTTCTGAATATTGACTTAAGGGTAGGCTTAGCTTGTTCTGGGTAATCTGTACTGTGGGATATCCTCTGGGATATTCAACTTGCACACGTTCAAAGCTAATCGTTTTTATTGGGTTGTCATTCCTATCTCTATCGTACAAAAAAGAACGAGTAACAAACGATCCACTAATTTGATCTGGTTCAGCTAATGGATTCTCTATGCTAGTATCGTTACAACGTTCTAAAGGTAGCGTTGAGAATTTTTGGTCGACTAGCCAAAGGGTTTTATCCCTACCTGCTTGTACAGACGCGTGACCCTGTTTGACTGGTCGTACTTTTAGATAGGGCGTACAGAATGCCCATGGATCTAGTTCACCAAAAAAGTTCCAAACAGAACCAATAGTAGGTAAGCCAGTAGCTTCCATTACTACCCCTGGACCTTCTTTACCATCTGCTAACACATGCCAGGTTACGTTGTATGTGCGATGGCCTCTCTCGTCTCGATCAAGAGTCCAAGACTTGATGCTTTGGCCTGGTGCTAGTACTTCTGCCATTGTGGTTACCTTAAACCTACAGGTTCTACCCTAAGGGTGTCTGCTTCCGCTTCAAGTTGTTGCTTACCTACTTCTACTAGTTCTTCCGTCTTCGATAGTAAGTCCTTAGTCAACTTGTTATCGGCGATATTGTTGACAATCGATTCTGTAATTTTCGGTACTTCTTCCCTAATAGTGGCTGCACTTTCTTTAGCGAATTGACCGGTACGTTGCACGGCTTCATTTTGATTGAACCGTTTGAACTCTTCAGAAGCTATATCTTTAATCGCTTGACTAAAGTCTCCAAAGCTTTGAACCTGTCCACCAGTTTCAAGATCTCCACTAAGTTCAGCAAAGAAGTCTTCAAACGTACCAAACTCATCACCGGTTAGTAGTGCTTTGATCTTACGCGTAACAAACTCGAAGAATTCCCCTAGTTTTTCACCAGCTACTTTGATACCTGCTAAAACACTCTTGATGAAATCTTTTGTAAATACCTTTTTGAATTGTTCAATCAAGAACCCAAACAGGACTGTAAATATTCTACGAGTAATCCTATTGGTAGTAATGATCAACTCTACTAATGATTCCATCGCATTCTTCACAACTGAAACAGTCTTTTCCCAACTACCTGCGAATGCGAATACGATAGCGATTAATCCAGCTATAGCTACAACTGCTAAACCTACAGGATTGGTAAAGCCCGCTAAGAAGATAGCTGCTTTAATTAGTGCTCCAACAAGACTACCTACCCCAGACGTGGCTAGACTTAGCATTCCAACTAACTTACCACCTATGATCAATGCGGGTCCGGCAGCTGCGGTTACGGCAGCAATCTGAATAGAAAGTTCTTGATTCTTATCTATCCAATCTCCCGCTCTTTCACTAATGTCTATGATCCTGTCTGTAAGTTTAATAACAGTCGGAAGAAGTTTTTGTCCTAGTCGTTGTGCAGCAACCTCAACTTTTGTTTTTAGTTGGTCATACATGAACCCTAATTGGTTAACACCTTCTGTTTGTGCTTTGAACGCTTTATCTGCTGCTCCCGATGCGTTGTTGACTGCTTTTTGCTTAGCGACGTATTCATCAGCTAGACCACCTGTTAAGGCAAGAGCTTGGGTTGAACCTTCAATACTGCCAATGTATTTTTGTAAAGGCTTACCGGATTCTTCAGCTGCGGTAGTGATAGCCTTAATTGCTCCCGCTAATCCCTTCTGTTTGACTAATGCAGCACCAGACGCTAATCCCTGACTCTTCAATAATTCATTGAGATCACTAGTTGGAGCAGCTAGGGCAGCAAATATACCTCGTAATTGAGTTGCAGCTTCTGCGGTATTACCAGTCACTCCGGTAACTACTGACATAATCCCGAACAGTTCTTCTTGAGATGCTCCCAAACTAGACCCAAGAGCAGTAACTTTACCCATGTTTTTAGCAAGTTCAGGAAAGCTAGTTTGACCAAGTTCATTAGTCTTTAAAGCTAAGTCTAGTACGTGCTTGACTGCTTCGGCTGACGTATCACCATAAGCTTTGGTTACTCCACTGGCTAATTCAAGAGCTTCAGTAACAGTAGAACCGCCGGCTGTAGCTGCACGGGCTAGGGTCTCCATTGTAGCTACCGTATCTTCACTGTCTCCAAACGCACTAACTACCTTCTCTAAACCTAGTCCCATCTCAGTTGTTGACCGGCCTGTTTTGATACCTATATCCTGAATAGCATTACCTAATTCTCTGGTACGCTCAGTGGAAACACCTAACGCTTCTACTTTCCCTAGTAGTCTATTGAAATCGACTGCTGTCTTAACTGCCCCAACTCCAGCCGCTGCCATAGGTGCAGTAATACCAAGAGTGAGCTTCTTCCCCAGAGACGTGGTAGACGCAGCAACAGATTTAATCTTCGCATCTACCGCTACAATCTTCTTTTCAAAAGTCGTTACTTGATTGGTAGCGGTGTCTAGCATCTTAGTGTAGCTAGCACTTTCCCCAATCAGTTTAACTATTAGTTTTTCGATTGCCATGTTTGATACTCTTTGCGAAGATCATGTTCCAGACGTTTTTCTCTTCCATTAGCTTTTTCTTGTTCTTAGCGTCTTGCTCTAAAACCTTGTCGATTTCTGGGGTAGGTTGTGCCTCCTCTGGTTTGTTAGATTTGAACAGCTTATTCATGCCGAACGTGATTAGTAATTGTCCTATCTTGGTTGGTGCTTGTCCTCTCTTCTTATTCTGATCTCTAACCAATGCAGCGACTTGCATTAAATAGTGATCTGTTCGATTGGGTCTGTTCCATTGCCGTTGTAAGTAGAGCATCCAAAGTTTTAGTTGTCGTTCTGAATGCTTTTCTTGTACTTCGTTCAAACTCATCCCTAAGTGACTAGCTAAGTCGAACCATCCTTGGTTCTCTAGCATTAGTTTTTTAGTTCATCCTCATCGTCCTCATCATTCTGCTTCAATCCAGAAATCTCAAGAGCGGTTTCAGACAGTTGAATGATTTGACGACTCTTGAGAGTGTTTAAGAAGTCAGAAGTGACGAATGCGTTAGCCTCTAAGTCATAGAGACACATTGTCAGAATGAGGTATTCCATACCTCCAGGATCTACTACTTTGGTACCTACGTCGGTTTGTCGTACTGATTGACTAGCAATACGCTTGAACTTCTTACCATCTTCGGCAGATGCTTCGCGTAGTTCATAATCTTTACCTTTGAGACCTTTGACAGGTACTACAATGTCGAGATCTTCTGAATAGTCGAATCCTTTGTGAGACATAGTTAAGCTCCGGTATGTTTGGTTGGATTTTGGTTGTTAATTACGGTGCAGTGTAGATTGGGTCTTCTTCTGTGCCCGTTGTTGGATCATTGTTGCTGATCACGTACTCGACGGTAGCGGTAGGCTTTTCGCCCTCTACCAATTCGCCAGGTGTAAACGATTTCAACCAACCCCAAAAAGTCCAACTAGAACCGTCAGGAAACCACACAGTGATGTTGGTTGGATCATTGATAACCGTATTAGCAACAGACAAAAATTGCGGACTGTACTTTGCAGTAGCAGTTAGCAATCCCATCTCAATCAAAGCGGGTACGCACTTACGCATCCACCGTTCTGAGTACATGTCTGTACCGTCGATTGGGTCACCACCTTCAAGTGATGGTGGAGTTACTGAAACTTCCCACAGTGCAACACCAGGGGCATTACCCATAGCGATACGTGTGGAAAAGCCATTCTCTAACGGGGTGTTAGCTGCTTTTGATGCAGCGGTAGGTAGGGCGACAACTGCTGGAGCAGCCATAGTTATTGTTCCTTCTTAAGTTAGGAAACATCGGGTGTAATAGAAACCAGAACATTGTGTGACATTAAATATCTTTTACCCTGCCCGGTCTCTAACTCTTGTCCCAATGGAATAGGACCGCTGACTGTCTCTATACCGTGGAACTTGTACAAATGCTCACTGTCGTTATCTGCGTAGTCAACGAAAGTGATTTGTTGATTAGCAACTCTGTCTAAAGCAATCTTGATTTCATGAGCACGCTTCCAAGCTTCATTGTCGCAATTATTGCGGGTACGGATTTGGAGTCCATACCGTAAACATGTATACAAAGCTACTTGGTTGCGTATTCCCTTTTCAGGTGTCGTATCATTGATCGCTATACAATTGTTGGAATGCTGTGGAAGGTTCGTCGTGTACAAAAGCCAATCAGTATCAAAACCAGCATCGTCGATCGTAGCAGGGTCAACACCCAAACCTTGACCAATCAAGTACTGAGCTATGATCCTACTGACAGGGTGAACAACAGCATCAAATCTAACTGTGGTCATTTAGATTTCCTTGTGAATGCTGATGCTCGAAGGTTACCCGTGTCGATAGGGGTCTGCTTCATGGCTAACCGTTGAAGTTTCAAACCTGCACGCAAGAGAGCTTGTTCCATACTGACCTTACCCGTAGCAGTAAGTTTGCTAACTTCTTTTAGTAAGGTTGGTCCTTGTTCTCTAGCAGGTTTCTCCAAAAACTTTGCGTTTGTACCTGGTGCTCGGAATGTGGTACCTGTAGCTTCATGAACGTAAATTGCATAGTTGGCTGTGAAGCCAACTTCTACAGCTGTTTCTGAAGCTTTTTTACGTCGGTCTTCAAACGATTTTCGAAGTCGACCTACACCACTAATTCTTAAACCAGCCACGATTCAAACCTACGGGGTTGTGTCGATACCAATAACCACTTGCAAAAGACCATCCGCACCACTTGAGTTAGTGACGAGCAGTTGTGTCAAGTCAGCAGTGACAGGATTAGTACCTTCGCCTTCGATAAACCCTTGACCTTCATTCGCCACAAGGTTGAACGGGGTTGGGTCTGTGTTAGCGTTTTTGAAAACGGTCATATTGGCACCACCTAGAATGCCGAACGCTTTCATGTTGGCTACTGCTGCTTCAACAGCGATAACCAGTTCAACAGACCCATCGGGGATGTTCTGTTCGATGGTAATGGTCTCTTCCAAATCTAGGTTCACACTTACCGGAATTGTGATACCAGGAAAGAAGAGTTGTTTGAGGGATTGGAAAACGGTCATGTGGTTAGGTCCTTTCTTCTACCTAGAAGCAAACACCATTGCTTCAAAATACGGTAGCGTTGACGGATGAATCAGAGTAAGGGTTGATATCTGTGAATATGGGTTCAGGTACGTCGGGCACCTCTTCAAGGATAACTGCGGGTTCATTTGTAAAGCCAGAATTTTCAGTTTTTTCTACTATACGCATCGACCCCGGTACCACTCTTTCACCGTTGATGTACAGGGGCTCAGATTCGCTCTGTACGGCGATTTGTTGCTTAGGGGTATAAGTTACCGATTGAGGGGTTGAACGTACGATCTGGGTTGGTTGGTGAACGATTCGGGTTGCATATTGGGTTTGGTAGCCTCTGTTGTTCTGAGAATAGCCACCACACCCAACCGATTGGGGGGTAGAGTAGCCTCCGCAAGAGCTGTAGCTACGGGCAGATGCTTGACTGTACCCCCTAACTCGGGTGGCTCGTCTCATACGTCGATCTTGAATACGTTCCATTCGACGCTCTGCCATCTGTGGGAAGACCCGACCAAACCGTCCTTGCGATCGAATGCGTCGCTGTGCAGCTCGTCTGTTAGCCCACCAACCCGCGTAAGTTACGCCAGACATAATGACCAGTAGAGTCAGTAAGAATACGATTCTGGTTTTGTTTTTGTGTAGTACGCTCATGAGTTGGCTCCTTGGGCTGATGGCAGGTTTGCGAATGGGTTGGATGTTACAGAGAAAAAGGTATCAGAATCGCTGCTAAACAATCCGATGAAAATCTCTATTAGTTGTGGTAGATACTTGATGAGGATCTGTAAGAACTTTTCGAACTTGTCCAAATCGATCTCACTGAATTCACTGAAACCAAATACGACGTTATCGTCAATGGCTCCTTCTTCCACTAAGTGGTTGTAAGCTTCATGCTCTACCTCTTTTCTCAAATCTCGATTCATCGCCATTGCGAATCGTAGTTTGATTTTGTCATGACGAGAACAATTACAATCGTTGATTGCTCGCCTTACAAGGTTTCTGAATGTTCGTCGTTCTGTTGGCATTTCTAAGCTCCTTAAAATACCGGGGGTTCTAATGAGGGTGTTGCTGCTCCGTACAAGCCAGCAAACACGTTAAATCGTACACGCAACATCTGCTCTATAGCCCGACGCAACACTATGCATCGACCCTTAAAGCCCCAACGTCTAGACCAAGAGTTATCAAGTATTAACCCTGGCTCGTTTCCTGGGAGAGGGTCGCCACGCCAATCTTCATGGGTCAAACCGCTGAACAATACAGCATGTCCGCCACCGCCTCGACCGCTGTAAGTTTTGACTATACCGTCCCTACCTACTTGCTGATCAATGTCACCTGACCAAGTGATACCTATTTCGATTGGTCCTTTGAACGCAACCCAATCAATCATTTTGTCGAAGTCACGCAACATCACGTGACCATCGATTTTGTATCGGGTAGTATTGGAGAAACCAGGTGGACGACGAGGGTTGTAGTAGCTTGGGTAAGGCCAAGCTTCTTCCGTACAGATACCAGCCGTTTCTAGCAAACGTACACCGCCTGATATGGTTGACCCTCTGTCACCTCGTATACCATCAATACGTTGAGTTTCGTAATACCCGCATGCACGCGAGAGCTGTATTTGCTCACCGCCCGCTCTTACTCGGCATTGCTCTCCTCCGGTACTGTTGGCGTGTCCTTGGCAAGCACCCTGCCCGCCTTGGTTTTCGATTGGTGAAAACTCGGGGAAGACAAGTTTCGGGATCTTCTTATCCGACTTTTCATGTAACCGTACCAACTTAGTTTGCGATTCCTCAAGTTGGCTTTGATCTTCGAGATCGATTCTGTATCCATGATGATCATCTCGTGAGTGAAACTTAACCTCTTCTAGTTCGAAATCGAAATCTGTAGGTAGTAGGGTTTTTAGTTTTCTAACACCCATTTACTTGTCCTCCTTGCGTTTACGTATCCAAGTGGCTACTTCTTTGTAGGCTCCTTCAAAGTCTTGGATCTTAACGATTTGATTCGAGTTTCTTCGCTGGGTAAACAGCTCTTTGTAAACCTTGTACCCCTTATCAACTTCTTCATCTTTTATATCAGTTAAAGACTTCCGCACTTCTAACGCTGTTGTGGTTACTGATTGCGAAACTTGCTCACAGTCCTTACCAGCTTTGTCGAAAATCTTACAAACCTTGTCGATGCTTTTAGCGTTCTTGAATGCCCATGAAATTTGAGGTCCGACGTTATACTTTGTTTCAGGCCACTCATCGGGTTCTTCGTCATCATCAGGTTTAGGTGGGTCAGGTTTGTCATCCTTATCATCGTCATCGTCTGGTCCGGGTGGGGGCTTAGGACCTTTATCGACGATCTGAATGAACCTGCGAATTCGCTCTCCTTCTTCGATACCACTAACTTGGTATGTACCAGGAGGACCGATCACAATCAGATGACCGGGTTCAAGATCGATAATTTCGCAGTCGAGGTATCCTGACTTGTTGATACCACTGACGTCGATGAATGAATCACCCTTGTCTGAACTAGGCTTGTACCTAATGTGTACAGCCTTATCCCTAGGATTGACGTCGTTGACTTCCAACCCAAATACTGCAACTGTAACTAGTAAGGGAGTAAGCCCCATAGTCGCAGCTATTAGTACGTGTCTAAATTTCATGTTAAGCTCCGAATGTTTGGTTGAAAACAGCGGTCTACACTGTGTGCTCACGCACTTGGCGAATCACACCTCTCAACAGGGGTAGGACTAGTAACAGCAATAGACCGCTGTTGTCGGGTTCTGGTACTGGTTGTAGTGAGGCTGGTTGTTGACCCGGTCTTGGTCCGCCCCAATTTCCCCAGTAAAGCACTTGCCAGTTGGTCACTCTGATTGGATCGGCTTCTCTTGGTAATTCCCTTTCACTAATGGCTTGAAACGTAATACGTTGCTCACCTTCTGATCTGTGTGGGTCATAAACCGTAAACGACATCCACGGGCTTTCGTTTTCTAGGGTTGACGTTCTCAAAAACACAGTCGGCTTAACTGAATTTTTGAATCCCGAATCGTAGTAACAAGTGCTACCAAGGCAACCTTTGAAAAACATGTACGGAAAGTGGTAATCAACTAGCTGTGAACCGTCGGAACCTATCACTCCAAACTCGCCAGTCACATCGTCAAAAAACCCACTGACTTGTGGTCCCTCGATTCGTGGTGCGAATGAATTGCTGGGTGACAGGCTTGATTCTGATGAGTTGAATTGAATGATCGAAGCATTTGCTGTTGTTGCTAAGAGCAGTAGCAATACTGAATTGATTAACTTCATTTGTTAGTTCCTAATTTAGTTTGGTTAGTCGTTCCGTCATGATGTCAATCAAGGGTTTTGTTTGCTTGTTTACTATTCAGAGTAAGCGTCAATCAATGCTTGTAAATCATCAAGTAAGTTCTGTAGTTTCACATCGCTTGGATCTGGTTCGGGTTCTGGGGTAGGTGGCACATACTGACCCATATAACGGGCATCGGTGCCGATCAGCACTGCGGGGTTCGCAATACCGCGAGGCATAGGGTTAGCCGATACTGCTCGAAAGTGGTCGTAGCTTGTACCAGCGTCGATAAAACCTGTTGTGACTTGGTATTCAATTCGTTGGCGAGCACCACTGTCAATGAATCCAAACTTGTTTACGTCGATGAATCGGTTTGCTCTTGGAATCTGCTGTTCGAATAGGTGGTGAAATTTGATTCCTGTTTTGTCCGCACTATTCAAATACAGTTTTCCACGGTCAAGAATAAGCGGATACTCTTCCTCCGAAATGACAGTCAGAAATGAACGATCTTTATCTTTACTTCGAATCTGGTGCTCGTTGAAACTGATGTGATAAGCAACGATAGCGTCCCGCTTCAATCGCATTCGACCGGGAATGAAATTCGTACCCGTGTTGTTGCTGGGTACTTTAATTTCGATCCAACCGATTACATCGTTCCCTTGATGTTTCGGGGTATCTACCCATTTCAATCGTACAACACCTTCAGCATTGATAATGCCGACCAGTAATAGCGTGAATAGAAGTGGCAGTAGTGCTCGTTTGAACATAGTAAGCTCCTTGTGGAAAAGTGGTTATTAGTCCTCATTTGCCCTATCTTCGAGGACCGCGACTCTAGCGTTTAATTGTGTCCTATCAGACTCGCATTGTTCTGCTCGTTTTGTTAGATCCTTGATGGTTTGGTCTTGCTTGTGTATTAGTTTTGTGTTTTTTGATTCGTTGAGTTTGAATAGGGAAGCAACCGCTGCTGCTAGTGTGGCAATGATTGTGCCTACACCCCCTAGTACCCAAGTCCAATTGCTGTCATTCATTTGCTTGTTCGTTCGATCATCAAGGATTAACATTTTTAAGCCCACGTGTTTGGATCAACCGATTTTCTTAAACTCTAAATCAATCTCCGACCAAATCTCTTCTGCCGAATATTCTCCAGCGACTCGCACTACCGTCATACCAGATCAGTGCAGTTTCTTGACGTCGTAAATCGTAATTGGCTTGACTTGGCGTGATGAATCGATTGGCCTCGTTAGCACCGTTGTGTTCATGTCGAATTCGCAATCGATTGTTGTTATCTGTGATGCAAATGATTCTTGCGACTGGTGATGAGGGAGCAACAACCCCACGTAATTCTCGATTACCACTGAGATTGACGTCCCAACCGGGGATCGTATCGAATTCTGGATCATCAAGATTGTTTTGATTACTATTCCAAGTCACTGGTTTTAAGTTGTTCATGTCGTCTGCGAACTGGGTTAGGAATGGGATTCCAGCAGCAGGAGGATTATCATCAATGTCACCTTGGTCAATACCGTCGCTAATATCGACTAGTTCAGACAGATCACCTTCAAGGATTGCATTCAAAATGGTAGGCAAGTTGGTTTCGCAAAACCCTTCCCAGTCTTGGCCAGATGCTTCTATGACTTCGCGTAGACCCATTATGCAACCCTCGCCATTAAATAACCTGCACCGATCTGCACAAAATAATTTGTTGTATTCGCGGTTGGTGCAGAGACGGCTAAGTTGATTATCTCACCAGCAGGAACTACCCGATTAGGAAGTGCAGACAGATCGATGTCTGTCCTCTGATTGCTTCCAGCAAGGTAATTGCGAGGCCCAACACCAGCGTTGTCCGCTACCTCATCTATTACCGTTGTGAAACTAACGGTGTTCCCAGGTGGAGATCGTAAGACTCGATTAATCATCCACCCCCATGCGTATTTGGTCATTAGTCTCATTGGGCCAATACAATAACCATTGGTAGAACGGAGTAGCATGCGTGGCAAAAGCTGATTGACCTACTATGACTGATCCAGTAGACGCAGCTGCGGTGACAGAGCAGTAAGCAACGATAGTGATCTCATCAGCTTGACCGGCACCACTCTGCCAATTCCAAGTTCCGTAGTCAAAATAATCGTCTCCGTCAAACTCATACATTCGCAATGGTGCCCATCCACCAATTGTTGAGTGGACTGGACTACCAGTTACAGTGAGGGTACGATTCCAACTAGAAATGTCCTCTCCGCCTCCCTGCATAGGCACATGTAGCAAGGCTATTGAGTTACCATTCACTCGCCAATCGTAAGCTATGTACTCAGCTGCTCGAAACTCTGGACCGACTAACTGATCTGTATCCACTTCGAGATTTGAACCATTGAATACCAACGCTTGATGCGTCTTGTATGAATCCGGTGGTGACCCATATTTCATGATATGCTGAGGCAACGACAGCGATTGTGCTGCTAACGTCGAGTACATCAAGCAGTATGCGATTACGCACAACCTAATCATTGAATAGCTCCTATTAGTGTATACGTATTGGCGGCTTGCTTGTGAAGCGTTGCTGAACCCCATTGACCAGCAATGTTGAGAGCACCGCCAAGAGAGTTAACCGTTACACCACCGCCTGGAGCAAACGTTACGGTACCTGCACCACCTTGGATGAAAGTAACACTATGACCAACCGGTATTGAGTTATCGACCGTAACTGTGATTGCCGCTGCATTAGTCATATAGATGACGTCGTTCGTGTCAGTAGTAACGGTTGTGTATGTGGTTCCTAATTCGCTTCTCGTCTCAGCCCCGATCGCTTCCCAAACCGAACCAGTACCCGCTGTATCTGGATCTGCAGATTCCGTTGATGCTCGAAATATCTGACCCGTTGCTGTGTTCGTATAGAACTGACCGACGTACCAAGCAACCGTGATTCCGTTTACTGGATCAACCACAGCCTCGATGTTTCGAACTGCGTTAAACTCTACCTCTCGTGTTTCACCTGATGCAGTCTCTCTTGCACTGAGTCGACCAACAACATCCGAATCCACGGTGGAACTGACAGTTGTTGGAGCACAAGCAATCCAAGTCGCTGGAAGTGGCATAGTACCAGCAACGATTGATGTATGATCATCTTCGTCAACTGCTACATACCGTTGTGTTGCACCATCCGTATACGTCGTGACTACTGCACGTCCTGGTACAAGACCGTTGATAATCAAGCTTGGATCTTGACCACCACCGATTGGTGTCCAGTCAAGTTCAGGTTCTACATCACCTGCGTTAGTTTCCTGGCGAAAACTGGCGTTCTGGTTAATGATGGGGACTCTGAATTCATAGGTGGTGCCTGCAGTTAGCTCGACATTGTTGAATGTTAGAGTACCTACTGTTCCGCCACCGTTTGGAAACAGAAAAGTATTAGTGGAGGTTGCAATCAGTGTTGCTGGTGTTTGCTGCCAAATTTCAATAGCAGTGTTGATTCCCGCCCCTGACGCGTTGTCATACCCGATCGAAATACTTGTGACTACGTTCGAAGTGGTTGGAGTGTATTCTGCCCAATCAGTAAGTCCGTTACCAACTGTTCCCGTAGGTGTGTTTGAACCTGTCGCAAACACTGTACCTTCGCCAGGTACAAGATAACATCCGACGTCTTGTGATAACGGTTGTGAATAAATGTTGCTATCATTCGCACTGATAATAGCAGTGTTACCCGGATCTGCTGATAGCAATCCAGACGCTGACACATCACTGTAAGATGCAATCCAGTTATCTGTTGCAGAAGAGTACGTGAAGCGAATTACATCCTGTGTTGACTGAATGGTATCGCCAGTGTTGTCATTGTCTACGTCGTTAATTGTCGCGGTATCAGTAGTCGCCAGCGTAGCCCCGATTGTTTGCCATGTGCCATTCACGCCTATGTCGAAATAATCACCGTCGGAAGCACCGGCGGGGAAGTTCACAGTGTGAGCACCGTTAACAATCCAGAATTCATTCGCTGCAACTGTATCGGTACCTGTGGTGAATTGGGCAGTTACTTGTTGCTCAGCAGTTCGTACCCACCGCCAATCATTAGGGGCTACATTGACTCTTACGTCGTAGAACACGGTCGTATTATTTGGCACCGTGATTGTGGTGATATCGTTTTCACTTGCGTCGTGGTGTGTATGACCAGAGGGAAGTGTTACGATTCGGTCAGCTCCCGATATGTTCACGAAACCGATATTGAGTATCGAGGGTGTTGTTAAATTCGTTGGATCGGGAAGCGTTCCAGCAGCATCGACCACCACCGAAATACGATCGTAATCCTCATTGTCCCATTGAAGGAAGCTCGATAGCGTAGCGTTTAGATTACGAGTTTGACTTGGCTGGAATGTTCCATCACCTTCTAAGACCCAATCTTCTTGATCTTCAAGCGGTTGCGGAACAATCCCCGCCGCACCATCTGCGATCGCCGACGCACCAACAACGACAGACCCGCTACCTTGATTGAGAACTACGCTGTTTGTACCATCCCAAAAGAACGTGATATTGGTTACCGCGTTAGCCGTAGTGTCGATAGTCGGAACAGTACCAACGGGATTCGTTAGCGACAATGTAGTTGTGTGACCACCAACACCATCCATGTTGATCGTTAGACCGTAGATGCCTTCTCGCGTAGGCGTACCTGATAAATCAACTGCACCAGTCACGTCAACGTTTTTGTTGTCGTATGAACCCGCATCCCAGTTGATCACATTGGTACCTAGTAATGCACCCAAATCATCGGCTTCGCCTTTCCTGGAGGAAGCTGAGCTGCCGATGGTCTCGAACGTAGCTACATTGCCTGTGAAGCTGTGTCCGGTAAGTTGCCGCCAAATAACACCGGCGTCATCGGTAAATGGTGAAGCTTGCCCATCGGGAGTGTTTGTTCCACAAGTTACCGTATCTGATCCTTGGCCAATACCAAAACTACCACCGACAGGAACCCATAGCTCGTCCGATGCGGTTGCATATCGACCACCACGTCTAACAGTCGTACTTGTCATCCAAGTACCATCTAAAGCGTAATTCTGACCGGCCTGGTTGTATCGCCATCCGGTTGTTGCATTCGTCGAGTCGAACGTTCGGATCGGACCTTCAAACACACCAAGAACAGGTTCTACGCTCGACTGACGTAGGTCGGTTTCCTTAACTGGAATTACTCTTGATCCGGGTAAGTTTTGTGACTCGATTGTGAATCCAGCCAATTCATCGCCGTAGACGAACAGGAATACTGATTCAACATCAGGATGGAACATCATTCGTTTCGCTCGATCTTCAATCGATTTGACCGACAAGCTTTTGCTTGATGCGAACGTCCAGTTCCCCATGAAAGTACCTTGACCGGTCGGTACATCACGTACGAGCCAACCTTCCGCTGGTAGAGCACTGATAACCGTTCCGGTGTTGTCGTAACAGATTGCACCTAATTGGGCTTCACCATTACCCGTATGCACATTAACGATGACCGAACCACCTAGAAGCGTGTTCCCAAGACTAATGTGAGACCCGATTCCACCGCGAAGAGTATCGCCAGGAAGCAACGATCCAATCCGGATATTGGTCATGTTGTCGATAGTTCCGTCACCATTCATGTTGGTGAGCAATCGCCATGATCCAACTAGTGGAGCAGTCGTTTCGTTGATGTCCTCAAATGCGATTTGACGGCTTTGAGCTGTGACTTCGTTTTCGGTGTAAGTGTGAATGATCGAATTCAACTCACTAGCGTCAACGATCGTTGAACGTTGTTGGATAACACCCGGTCCAGTGATATTTACTGCAGCACCATCAACATCGAATTGGGTACTTTCCCACATTGATGTCAATTCGATTTCAATATCGTAGTTACCTTGAATCAACGTTGGATCTTGATCGGCAACTCGGAACGTCAGATTAGGACCATCGTTGCGGCCGTAATACTTTAGTGAGCGAGCATTGAGAACACAGAGGGGAACTGTTTCTTGCCCTGCTCCATGTGACCCTTCATGTGAACCTGTTGTAACACTGATTCCGCTCGGAACGTATGCGGTACCTGCTGTGACTTTCGCAGGATCTGATAGCATTACAAAACCATACGATGACTCGTTAGCTATTCCGATGTTGGTTCGTGCGTGTTCTGTATGATACTCGTTGATCCAACCACCGTTGTTGCCCGTATCGATACCTTCGCATCGGACTAGTTCCGCAATACGACAACCATTCGTCATCAGTCCTTTGGTTTTGTTCCAAACGTTGTATGGCGTACCCGTGATCGAATCTTCTGTGTTTTGGCAGAGACCGATAGCAAAGTTTTGACATTCGATTCGTTCTAGCAACGTTGACGACTGTGCGAGCACTTCGAAACCGATATCCGTTTCTGCCCATGTTTGAACAGCTGCCGGCGATTCAGCATCAACCATTGTGTCGGCATAGCCGTACGTTTGCCAATCGCTAGACGTTGCAACAGATCCTTTAAGCAGTGTGATGTTGCGATATTTTGGTTTGACCGACAGTTCCTTACCGGCGTCAGCATCTACCAATCGGATACCAGTGATTTGACCAGTACCGGGAAACACGAGACGAACATTCTTTAGATCACAACCCCAGTTTTGGATTTCCCACGTTGATGCGGCGTAATAGTACTTATTGCCGAATTCTAGTTGTGCATCCCAGTCTTGTCGTGCTGCTTCCATTGCATCGAGATGGGCAATACTGTCGCTCGCCCCCGCGTGTGCAGCCGCACGTGTGTCGTATGCTACAGCTGCATAATGTTCTGGTTTGACCGTACCAGCACGTCGCATCAATCGAGTATTACCCGTACTGAAGATGTGGTAGCCGCCATCATCTACCACCCCAGGAAAACTAGATACTAGACCGATATCAACAAAGAAACCTTCGCCACCATCTGCTGCTGCGGTATTACCTTCAACCCAAACCGTTTGGCCTAAGGTTGTGGTTTCAGTACGCAAAGCAGCATCGTTCAGCACTTGAATAGTTGAACCACTACCGCTAGTAAGGATATAAGTTGAGCCCGTACCAGTACCTTTAGCGATGTACAACTCATCCGTATCGGTATTGATTACGATCCGATAAGTATTGGCCGCTAACTGCAAACTACCTGCTGTAATTTCAGCTTGGGTCTGCCGGATGGGGATCTGTGCAAATGCTGTAGTAGACAGCGTGAGCAAGAATACTAAGGCTAGAGCACGTTTAAACATTGTTTAATTCCTACTAGTTTCTCTGGGGAGAGTTGTGTTTGGTTAGTCGTTGTCGCGTCGGGTGAATATCATGACTACTAGAGCTATCAGCAAAGCTGCACCTCCTAGGATTGCATATCCTATTAGGTAGAGAAGATCGCCTAAGCTGTCGAATGGGTCAGACATCTATTCTTCTCGGCTTGTGAGTTGCCAAATAGTTCCGTCGTAAATGTATTCGAATGATGCGTTCCCAGCCGCAGCCGTGTAGCTAACGCCGTACATTTCTAGATTAGTACCGTCAGCAATTGTTGTGTTCGCATCTTGAACGAGAACGGTTAGACGTTGTCCGTCGGCTGGATCATCGAAGTTGGTGATTGTTGTTGCGGCAGAATTTTGAACGCGAAGTACCCGAACACCTTGAACGCTTGGCGTGGTGTCTAAATCCGCCGCGAGAATAATTTCATGAATCTCAACTTGCCGACGTCTTTCCCAATCGTTTGTTGGACCATCGAAATAGTTTTCCGAGGCAGTGCTAGTACCATCCGCGACACAAGTGAATTGACCTCCACGAGACCCCGATACGTAAACATTGGTTCCAATAGGAAGATCTAGTGTTGCTAGATCGGTTACGTCGTTGATTGTACCGTCGTAATCGCCGTCGTCGATTGATTCCTTGATTGATAGTTGCAACATTTCGGAAACACTTTGATTGCCTTCTGCAATGACTATTTGGTCAACGATCATCGACGCACCGACTGGTGGAACATTAGTGCTTTGCGTGCCATTGATTCTTAGTGACACGTCGGTTGTTGCCGCATCTACTGCGGCATCAAAGACAGCAAACGCCCATTTATCAACCACAAAGTTCAACGAGCGGCTGTTATAGGACACTGCGGCTGTTTCATCACGAATTTGAACCAGCGGAACTGTGGTTGTTGGGTCGTTGTAATTTTCAAGGTAAACCCAGGCACCAACGGTTATGGTCTTACCAGCTAGACGGGCAACGTCAGCGGCATTAAAGTCTAGTATGACTCTTTCAATTGTCGATCCAGTTCGGTTGGGTGTAAGCCTAATTGCATTCCCGCCGAATCTAGTCAATGTCGTTTCAGTCGCAGAAAACACAGCGTTCTGCGGTATCACTGCCGAGAAGCTAGACGTTCCATTTTTGAAGTTTGGATCGGTAGTTAAATTAATTAGTTCTTTCCCGGTGAAGTTTTCACTTGTATCTAAAAAGCCGCCCTTATGGGCACTGTTGCCAGCTGTTGACGCTCTCAGTTGGACGTCCGACGAATTTGCCGTGAACTCGTAAGGTCGACGAGACGAAGCATCGGCGGCCGAAAAAGAAAGTCCGTCGAATATAATGTTCTCTGCTCTATCAACTAAAACGGTGGCCGCTGTATCAACCCCGTCTTCGACAAAGATACTACCACCAAGGAACACAATGTTCTTGCACGTTGTCGTTGCTCCAATTCTTACGGCTTGTGTCAACGAGCCATTATTGACACCAGTATGCCATTCGCAGTGCATCGCATTGATTGTCAAGCCCGTACAACCATCCATCACCAAGCCACTTTGAGCATCTCGACCCTCCATTAACAGTGCATCGAAGTGCGTTGTCGTACAGTTTACTGCGTTTACAGATTGCTCACAATGTTCAGTCCATAGATTCGCGGAACATGCATTGAACCCATCTAAGTCAAAACCGATAACACATTCGTTTGAATACGCCCCGCGAACGTCATGTATATGACCATGTAACAAGAATCCTGTTTGGCAAAATTGCACCTGAACATCTTTAATCGTGCCGCGAGTCGTTAACGATTCCCATTCAACACCGATCGTATTAGTTTTTGATGCTGGTGTCCCAACTGTGGCATTTGCACCCTTGATTTTGATGTTGGCAAGATAGGGTCTGAAAGCACCGCTAGCCCACTTCATCGTAGCAGTACCATCTGAGATCGTCGGTCGAATAACCGAATCACCCTCATCACTTCCGTCACCTTCGACTCGCACACCTTGTGGTACGTCGATTGTAGTTGTGACTCGGTACTCACCTGTCGGAATGAAAACAGTTGTATCTGTTGCCGAACCAGCAACGTAATTCATCGCCGCTTCGATACCCGTTTCAGCTGTTCCGGTGTTGTCGTTAGGAGTTCCCCACCAAAGAACATTTACCGGCCCTTTGTATTGCAACAACCACCGACCATTCCCACCGTCAACACCATCCGCCACTTCATCGCCATCGGCAATCGTACCAGGTCCGGTCACAGTACTGTTGACCGTCGCTGCTGATGTCGCGTCGTATCGGTACTCCAGCTCCATACCATTGAAGTTAACCGTAACAACTGTACCGTCAGCGTAACCATGTTGGTTGTTCAACCTGGTCCAATCATTGAATGATATCTGATTAGGTTTCTGGGCAAAGCATGCCGAAGCTAGTAGCAGCCAAACTAGTAGTGTATAGCGTTTCATCATTATTAGTCCTCAACCCTCGGGATGTACTCTTTCCACTCACTGTCCCCATCATGCCAAATCAGATGGAGCCACGTCTCACCCGTAGGAGTGATGATGTTACCTTGATTGCTTAGATTAATATTCCCAGCGTCTGTGACAGAACCGGTGATAGGCACTAGTATTGCGATTGATCGACCATCTGTCCCACCTGTAAGAGTCGTCAACGTGAACGTACCAGTCATCTCATAGTTGTTGCCATCGGTTAGTGCAAAACTGTCGGCAGCTATATTTGCGATACCATGGCGACGTTGAAGACCGTCTGTGGTATCGGTGACGATTGCTGAACCTGAACTTAAATCAATCCAACCGGTGTTCCCTGTACCTGTAGATTTCAACCAAAAAGCAGTACCAGAACCATTGACACGTTGCATAGTGGTTCCGATGTCTGCAATAACTACACCTTCTGGAGTACCATTCTGCATAATTTGACCAGTTAAACTGTGAGTACCGACACCAGTTTGGCCAATCAGTTTTGTCATCGAACCTCCACCCACGGGCATGTTTCCCGATAGGTGTGCAGCTATGTGAGGCGATCGTCCTTCCGGGTCCGTATTAGCCTTCATTTGTATCCAACCACCGCCAAGGGCAGGTTGATCAAACACGTTGTTAACCGCTTGAGCTTGGACGTTGTATTGCATCCACATGGGATCGACTTTTAGGATGTTGTTCGCTGCTAAAACGTTAACAGCATCCTGTATCATCATTGAACGGTTTGTAACTGCGGGTGAGTCGCTGCACGTGTTACCGAGAATCTTACCGTCAATAACATTCCTGACTTCAATCGGCCCATCGCAAACGTTATTCGCTATCAACACATCTTCGACCATCATTTTTGTGACCACGTCGGTACCGGCAGGAACTACAGTCGCATCAGTAGCACCGATTGGATAATCATATCGCTCGACGGTATATACACCTGCTCCCACTACTGCAGTTACTCTGTAAAGCCCTCCAGCGTTTGTAGCATCACCAATAGCTAACCAACATTTATCTCGTATATCGGGGTCAGTTCCAAATGTGATATTGACAGTTGCACCTACTGCGGGTTGTGTAAATGCAGCCAATGTGGTTGTGTCAGTGACGTTAGTAGGGTTTGGCCTGATAAGAATCGCATAATCAGTGTTTGCATCTACGCTGTCAGTGTAACGGACCGTATTCCCTTCAATAACCAGTTTCGACAATTCTGATTCACAGCCCGTAACACCAATACCAATTCGGTCCGGGCTTCCTATTACATCTACAAAATCATCCTGAATGATTGTATTGTTTGTGATTGCAACATTGGTTAACCTGGCTCCGATACCTCTTGCACTCGCATCAGTTCCCACCCAAATTCCATATTGAGTTGGTCCAACAATTGTGTTGTCGTAAATGTGTACATTACGATTATGAGTTACTGTTCCTAAAGCCCCAGCACCATCTGTAACGTCATCGTACGTGGTTACGACTGTCATACCGTTATCACGAGGATGGTAAACATAGTTGTTGTAATACCAAATCCCATCCCATCCGACACCACCACCGGCTGTAACTAGTTGATGCCATTCGGGCGAGCGACAATGGTGTATTTGCAGATTAGTACAACTTTGTGCTCTTGAATTCGCCTGGACACACCAAGCATCCGGTGTCCCTGTTGGTACAACACCGCCCGAGTCAATAAATGTAATGTGGTCGATTTCAATGTTTTCCATCGCATCGACATCACCTGTCACCAACCCCCTACCATCAATTTTTATCGCTGGGGTAAAGTCTTGCCACGTTGCGAAATTAAAATCAAGCGTCATGTAGCTAATTCGAATGTTTCGGCTATCAGCGACGTACGTAGTATTCGTTGAACTCGTGTAGTTGATGATCGCGAATATTGCTTCTTGAGCGAGGATTGTTCCTTGTGCTCGCTGGACAATCGTTTTGCCTTCTCCTGCACCCTTAAGATGTACGTTACTTCGAACGTATAGTTCGTCTGAGGGTGTGTACGTCTCTGCGTTGAATTGAACAACGTTGATGCCGTTAGCGGATGCGTAGTCCATAGCAGATTGAATTGCGGTGAGATCATCTGCTGTTGTTGTATCCCACCAATTAACGTATACGTGATTACCGGCTATTTGCCTCTGAAAGTCCCTTCCCGTCCCATCAAAGTACGTACCACCATCATCAGTTGATGTAGCGTCAGTAACAACGGTGAAATGACCTCCACGGTCACCCGCCACGAATACGTTCGTACCGATAGGTATCGTGGTTAGAGCTTGCATCGCTGCGATCGTACCTACGCTGTTGCTATAGTCGTCATCAGCAGTACCTAAGGCTGTGTATGTAGGGGCAGTACCCGGACCAGTACCGAGGGCCTCATACAGGTTACCGTCGTCTGTATCTTTGACCAGAGCGTATGAGCCTACAGGCAATCGTAGGGCAGCACGTTCAGCCGTTGTATAAGGTATTACCGCACCTTCATGCTCTAGAACGAAGTTACCCGCGTACAAACCAGCGTCTACGATCTTGACGTTGTCAGCGGTTGCGACACTAGCAGCATCGTAAACGAACCATGACCCTACCTCTTTAACGAACACTTTCTCAGTGTCCTTGAGATCGTCTGTACCTGCTGCGTTGTTGAACCCACCTAAATCTGCAATGGTATCAACGTGACGAGCACGGCTAATCGTTTCTATGTGGCGTGCTGGGACTTGAGCATGGGCTGCGTTGAATATTCCGCAAAGCACCAACACGGCTAACAGTTGTTTATAGGTCGACATCTTTGGTCCAACCTCCTCCAGCATTGTATAGTTGTGTAGATGTTTTGCCGTTAATGGATACTGTATCCACTGTAATGATGTTGCTTGTTCTGTTAACTATTCGAAGGGAACGACGAGTACCACCGATAGTGAATGATGTTCCACCAGTGATTTCAGCAATGTTGACCGTATCGGAATCAATTGCCCCATCGGCTGCAAACGTATCTGGCTCACGAAGTGTGAATGTTACACCACCAATAGGAGCAACTACGTAATAGCCAACGGTATATGTTCCATCAGGAATTACTTGAGTAGGACCAGCATTACCATCAAGCGTTACATGATCACCATTGGCTCCTGATAGAGTGAAACCTCGATTGGTTCCTAACACAACTCGTCCGATTGTGTCATACAGTATGACTTCACCAACTGGCGTACCAAACGTTAAATCTGACTCACCATTGACGAAGGTTATCTGTTCTGTCTTCCAGCCTTCTAATCGTTCTACCGCTGTTGCGATTGGCGTATCTAGTGCTCCGGCGTTAGCTATGTAAGTTGTAGCACCACCGTCCGTCGAGACTAAGTACCCGCTAAGTACAGCACCTGTACCACCGATTTGGTAGCTGACTGCTCTGATAACCTCTTCGGAAGTACCACCTAAATTGTCAAAGCTGAAGGCGAAGAATTCGAAGACACTTCCGCCAGTATCTCTATATCCAATACCACATGAACCAGCAGGCGGGTCTATTGCCGCACCTAAATCTGATTTGTCTTTGGTCGTGATAGGGAATGTTGTAAATGGTGTTCCCATGATGTTTAACCCTCTATAACCAATTCGTTATTGTCTGAAATCACAGTGACACCTATATCGTCTATTAGAACTGTTCCATCTGGATTTACGATAATCTTCTTGCGATAGTAGACTACCTTTATCCAGCGATCGTATGAGTCCGGATCTGATAAGCATCTGTACTTTTCGAAACCAACTACTTGTAAAACAGTGCAATAGTCATTGCTTGCTATATCAGTTAGTAGTCCTGGGAGAAGTACCGAATGAATACCTATGTCTTGTGCCACTTTCAATTCGTGGCGAATTGCTCTTCCTTTACCTGTCGTGTCAAACGGTTCTTCTAGGTGTGTTTCAGCCCAAGCGTAAATTTGTTGACCCTGTTCGAGTACTGCTTCCCCCTGCCTGTTGAATCGTTTGGTCGATGCGAACAGGATATAAGGTTGGTCTAAACAGTCTTCGTTAATGTCAGTCATATTTACCAGCCTGATTCAGTAGGACATTCCGTACCTAACCACGCTACTTGAACTGTTACTGTGCTTTGCAAGGTTCCTGTACAATCTAGGAGCATAGCCATTTCACCGAACTTGGTTGCATTGAACCCCTTTGCATTAGGGTTTGAGGATACTGCATAAGTTTCTGATGATCGACCAACTTTCTTGCTCTGTAGTACTTGGCTACCGGGGTCTGTGTAGTACATGTGTGCAGCGAGGTAGCATTCGATTGCTTCTAAATCTTCTTCGTCTAAACTACACTCGCTGTCTGCCAAATTTGCTACGATTCTCTTAACGAATAGGGAAGCTTTTTGAATGAATGGAGTAAGGTCCACACTCTTTGGTATGTTTGGGGCAATACCCCGTACCTGGTTTGGTGTTGACCTTACAGCCATCGATTAGGCTCCTACTTCTTCAAGCGAATTGAGGTAATCGGCTAGTACTTTGGCATTTTCTGCCTTGCTACTTGCCACCGGTAATTCCGCTTCGTTGAGCATCTCTTCCAGCTTGTCTTGGCTGTGAGAGTTCATCAACTTTTCCATGGTGTGCTTTTCAACCTTGGTCTTCACAGCACCCTTGTCCACTTTCTTGTCTGGTCCGTCGACTAGTTCGAATTTTGTAGATGCATGGTTGATGTAGCTTAGATCCGTTTCACTGTAGAACAGATCACCCTTCTCAACTGACTCTTTCTTCCAAACTTCTTTACCAGTCTCTTCGTCGACCACCAACCTTTTACACGCGTGCATACCTGCTTTGACTTTGTACAAGTATTCACCCTTACCAAACGGTGTTAGACGTTTTTTCTTAGTGGAAGGTTGTTCTGCTTCTGGTTGGGTTTTTGCTTTCGGCATTGTTAAGCTCCAATGTATTTGGTTTGATTAGTTGTAAGAAAGAGAGTCGCCAGTAAGATTTGCACTTACATCTCCTCACCGAAGTTTGGCGGCTTGCTTAGCCCACAGCGACTGATTGTTGACAATTTGAGGTTTAGGCAGAGGGTCCTACAAGTCTTAGTAGGAGACCCTCTACGTCAGCCTACCAAGTGCTACTCTATCACTACGTTCCCAAAATCACTTAAGAGAACAGACAAAGTATCGTCCTGCAGAACTACTCCTGTAGTTCATGGAGCGTTACCGACAGCCAAGCCCATGTGACCATAAAAGTCTGAGCGTAGTTGCGGTACTTGGATAGCCATAACCTTAAAATTGATCTCTTGACCACCTCGTCCGAGCCATTGGATGGTACGCATTTCCATACCGTTGATGGCTCGTGCCGTAGTACTGTCGGACAAATCTACAAGGATAACCGTGTAGTTGTTCACAGCAGCGTAAGCAGGATCAAGGAAGTCTAGTCGACGAATAGAACTGATACCGTCGATAGCTTGGATTCGTTGACGTAGCGTACCGCTTACGGCCGCTTTGAAGTCAGTATCCAACCAACGATCCCAATCACACGATGTGTACATCAGGAATGGTCCGTAATGGTGTGCTTTGTAGAGCAGATCTCGCAGTTCGAGAATGTCTGCTACTACGTCTTCACCATTCGTACCATTAGGCACATTCATATCGGTTTTCGTAATACGATCGGGATGACTGAGGTAACCCCAGATCTTCGATGCTTGATCGTATTCCGTTTGTGAACCGTACTGTAGACCATCAGTGATACCGATCGTCATACGCTCAATCTCTTCTGCTACACGTCGTGCGGCTTGTTCTGCACGAGTCGTATCAAGAGCTTGACCACGATTACGTGATACCGCTAACTGTCGAGCACTCATTGAGAAGCCAGAGTGAATGATCGGCAACGGTGTACCACGTAGTTGGTACCGAGCCCCATCATTCGAACCTTCAGTGAGTCCGTCCATGTCGACGTACGCGATACCAGGATCATCCATCACTTCGTGTTCGAAGATCGTTGAGCCCATACCATCAAATCCACCGATGGAATTAGCAGCACGCAAATCTCCCCACGCACGCATACGCGGTAGAGCAGTCTTGATGACAGCTTGGTCTAAACGAATCCATTCGTCTTTACGCAAAGCCAAGGAAGCGTTTGTGATCGGTACCGAAGCACTCATATCACCTAGATCACGCAGCAGACGATTGACATACTTAGGCTGTCTCTCACCTGTCTCTTTGTTGATCGTGAAACCATCTTGGATCGTGACT